TGAAGTGTATACATCATCAATTTCATCTTTTCTTTCGCTGGATTTATTTCTAGATCTTAGTAGATCAACATAATCAATAATAACTAGGTCTGGAACTGTTCCTAATGTTACACACTTTTGAATATGAGCTTCTATTGTTGATGGAGTTGTTTTACCCATAGGAAACTCTTTTATAATAAGTTTACCTTTAATTGCGTCTATTGCTTTTTCAATACTATCTCTATGATTATGTATTTGTTGAAACTCAATTCCAGTTAGTACTGCGTCATATCGCTTACCAACATAGTCTTGAGATAATTCTAATGTGTAATGTAATACATTATATCCCATTTTTATTGCTGCAGATCCTATATTAACTAAAAACCAAGATTTTCCACCGCCTGGTCCGCCTAGAATCATTCCTAAATCTCCAGCACCTAATCCACCCATTAGTAATTCATTAACATGAGTCCAATTAGTTGGAACTGCTCTTCTCTCTTCTAGTCTATATCTTGTTTCAACATCTTTTTCATACTCATGACCAACTGTTTTGTCTTCACCAGCTTTTAAGGCTGAATCTATTATTGATCTAATGTCGTCATAGTTTCCTTTTGATAAAAGATCTACTGATGACATTAGCGCGGTTTTTAATTGTTGATTTTTACAAAAGGTAGAATACTCTTTCTCAACATAGTCTCTATCATCATTAACTGCCTTTAGTGCTTCTTTTAATTGTTCAGCTATAGATATCTTTAAAACTTCATTATCTAATTTTTTTAACTCAATAGATAAATACTCTGGAGTAGGATTAGTGTGATACTTTTGATAATACTTTTGAGTTTCAGTTATAATCCATTTATGCGCAGGATTCTCAAATTCATTTTCATTTATGTTATCATATACATTCTGTAAAAACTGTTTATGTTTTAATAAAGATGAAATTACCTTTAACTGAAAATGATTACCGTATTGCTGCAGAGTGTTTAACGTTGTCGACATAACTTATTTTTATTTATTAATTAGTTTTACTTAATTCATGGAAGTGAGAAAACAACCAGTTTTGAAGATTAGATATGCTATTTCCTAATTGATCTTCGTTGTATAACTTAACAAATTCTTGACTATTAAACTCTTTAGTTGGATTATCTATAACTTCTTGAATTACTACTTTATCACCATCTGGAATATTAGGATCTCTTAAGTCCATTAGTAATTTGTTTAGCTCCAACTGTTTTTTAAAGTTTATAATGTTCTGATGTACTTGTTTTGTTCCAAGTTTGCATTTCTCTAATACTTCTTGTAGGGTAAATATAGTATTATTTCCCAATTCGGGGAATTCTTTTAATAAAGTCTTAGGTCCTAATTTAGAAACCCCTGGTACATTGTCTCCAGAGTCTCCTAATAGCATTTTTTGCATTAAGAAATTATTAGAAGTTACACCAAATTCTTTAAGAATTAAGTCTTCTGTATAAAATATTTTCTTTGTTGGAGAGTATACTGTTACTCTATCTGATACTAATTGCAAGTAGTCTTTATCGCTTGACATCACAGTCACCTCTTTCTCAAATTTACCGCATAGATAACCAATAACATCGTCAGCTTCTATTTTATCAATCATTATAAGATCTACAGGTAGACATTTTAAATAGTCTATTAGTCTTACAACTTGGTTTCTTAGCGCATCAGATTCATCTTGTTGAGATTCAAATACATCCCAATTAGTGATTCTCGATATCCCTCGATTGGCCTTGTATTCTGGATATATGTATCTTTTATTGGTTGAAGATCCTTTACCATCGAAGACGAGGATGACCCTGGAGGGCCTTACCAGGTTAATTGCATATCCTACAGATCTCAAATAACCAGTAAGTCCTCCAATGGGTACTAAATTCGGGTTTAGGTGTCTTATTACCGCAAAAGATCTTATAAATGTGTTAAGTGAATCTACCAATAACACTCTATCATTTACTCCAAGTTTTTGCGTAGGAGCACTAACTGAATCTAGCATTTCTTTATATCTCTCGTTCATAACTTGTTTTTTTTAATTTATTCTTCTGATGGATCAAAAATGTCTGCTGCGTTTGAGTTATCCTCTTCTTCTACAATATCAAAGTCTTTTGAACCAAGAACTTGCAACCATTCGTGAGAATGTTCTTTTTTGTATTTATCTAGTTCTTTTTTATCTTCTGAGATAAATCCATGAACTGTCATAATAACTTTACTCATCGCAGTTACTCCAGTTACGTGATTTTTATCACAAGATATTTTTGTTCTTTTAGCAAATTCAACTTCTTTGCCGCCTTTAGTTGCTTTTATTTTATTTGTTCCAGCACTTTGAACATTACCAAAAGTAATAATCATAGAAGAATCAAACCACATTGTATCACCGCCTTTGTTTTTAAGTTTTGGTTGAGACATAATAGTTTCAGCCATCGCTACCCAAACTTTATTAATAACTACAAATGTGTTAGTGTATTGCTGTCCTTCTTTTCTTGAAGTAACAATACGTTGATTAATCCAATTTCCAAACTGTTGAGACATTGCACCAGCATTCCATTGGTTATTATTCTTTTTAGAGTCAATTGATTGTTGACAAGGGATCGATCCTACAGAGTCCCAAAAGAAACAAAGATCATAAGGTAAATTTCCACGTTTTTGTTCATCTAAAATATCAATCATAAATGTACTAACATCTTCAATTGCGTTTAGCTTTTCACGATCAATGTAGATAAAAAATCCTTTATAGTCTACAACTTCTCCATCTTCATCTGCTACTTCTTCAAATTGCAATCCCATTTGTCTAGCATGATCCCAATTCCATTTCATTTCTGTTACAATAAACACAGGAAGTATTCCCATTTTTTGAGCAGACACAGCCGCTTCAAGTAGCGCAGTAGTTTTTCCAGTGTCAGAGTGACCTCTTAATAGAGTGATATGACCCATAGGAATTCCAGGTAACTGTAACGCATCTTGAAATGCTGGAGACAGCGGAATCCATCTTTGAGTTTTAAATTTTACTGACGTTGATGATAAATTCTTTGACTTTTTGAAGTTATCAAGTAGTGCAGAAGATATTGCGCCATTTAGTCCTTTGCTTTCTTTTCCCATACTTTTTAGATTAAAAAGCCCCTCTACTGAGGGGCTCTATGTTTTTTTAAAATTAAAGATTAAACAAATCGTCAATCTTGCTATCAATGCTAGGCTTAGAAGTGTTAAGAGTAAACTTTTCTGCTTCAACTACAGTTGCTGTTGGTTCAGAAGAGATTTCGTCTTTTGCATCATCTGGGTTTAGATAAGCTAATAGTGTTGATTTCATTTCTTCATAAGAATACCTTTTGTATTGCTCAAGAGGATTTGGTTGCTCAGTTAACCACTTTTTAACTTCATCAGCATTTTCAGACAATGGCGTTTGCTTTGTTCTTACTCTGATTGTAGACGTGTTGTAATCTTTACCAGTTGTTTCTTTTCCTAGAGTCTCAATGGTAATGTCTCTTCCATTAATAGGATCAGTGTAGTCTCCTACGTCATCATCATTAGCAATTGATAATAACTCCATGTAAATTTGTTTACCGAATGCCCAAAGCAATGGACCTTTTTCTTCTTCTCCTCTAACAATAACTGGAGCATAGATTCTCAATTTTGGTTCAAGCTTTCTTGCTAAAGACCAATCTTCTTTTTGAGAAGACTTTCTTAGCTTTTGAGAAAACTCTACGATTGGATCTTTTTCGTCAAAGTTAACAAGAGAGATCATTGTTTTTCCAACTTCATAATGGAAAAATAGTTCCTTGAAAGGATTTGTTTTGTCAAATGCAGACGGAAGAATTCTAATAGAGTGTTTTCCTACGGTTGGGGACCATATTGTTTTTTTAAGATCACTCTTTCCTCCGCCTTTTGGGTTCTGTAACCCTTGTAAGCGAGATCGTAACTGGTTTAAATCCATAATATAACTGTTTTATGTTTATCAAATATAACTACTTTTCTTATCCTAAAAAAATATTATTTCTAAGTATTAAACATTAACTATTTTATGTATCTCTGTGTTTAATTTCTTAAAAGTATCATTTTGATAAAGTAAGATACTATTTTTATAGTCACTCCAATTTATCATATAAGTACTATCTAATACACCGCCATTTAAACTTTTTATTAAAGAGTTAAGTGAGTTAATAGTATAAAGTGTATTAGAATCCTTTTTACGATGAACAAGAATTGTGTTCTTCATCATTCTTGGAGGTGTTCCAGTATCTTCAATATTGTAAGTGCACATAAACTCTTCAGAGTCTGGTGAGCAGAGTACAAATATTTTTTTGTATAGAATACTATATTCGCTATTTATTTCGTAAATAACATTATCAAGGGTTTCTGCAGTGGCAAAAGTGCAGAATAGTTTGTTTTTCAACATCTCGTACGTCAGTTCAATTTTTTCGAAAGAGTCAATAACCATTGATAATAAATATTAGTGTATGTTTATAAATTATATGTCTTAGAGTACTTGTGTTTTACTATTAAATCATTAGATTCTAGTGTTAATTTAATCTTACTAAGAAGATCTTTTCCATCTTCTATACTAAAATCAAATAAGAAAGAGTCGTATGTTATTAGGATTAATTTTGTTTTGCTTGAATGTAATATATAACTAATTTCTCTTATCTTATTATAATTCTCTATTGTTTCTAAATTTTGAACAAAGTAATTAAACACTTTATACTTAGTAAGATCTCGTTTTCTTTTTAAGAACACTCCAGTCGGAAGTAGTATTCCACTATTCTCTAAGTAAGTAAAATAGAGATCATCTATAAACTTTTGCATCTTACTAAAGAATTCTATGTGTTTATAGTTGTCTTGTACTCCACCATAGAGTTGTCTAAATGTAATCTCTTTTGATTCTTTGTACTCTTCTGGCGTAAGATGATCTTTTTTAAAGTATTGTTTTCCAAAAAATTCATGAAGAGACTCTTTAGGTAACTCTAATCCTAAGTGTTTTGCTATTAATCTTGGATGATACGCATCAAAGTCGAACTCAACCAAATAATCATTAGAAGGGATAAAGCACTCACGGTGTCTTTGATCTTTAGGAATTGCTAAGTAATTTATACCGCCAAATGAGTTTGTAGGGCGACCTGTGGTGTTATATAAATTATATGAAGTGTATGCTACACTGTTTTTTATTGAGAGATCTTTATTTTGAATAGAGTAGACTTTGTCTAGTTTTTCTAAGTCAATCTTTATTCCTGAGTCTTCAATTAGCTTATATGCATTTGATAAATCTATGATCTGCTGGTTACGAACCATATATTTAGTAGACAAGTCTCTAAGTTTTTCATACTTTTCATAATGCTTTGATATTGGAATTATTTGGTTAATGTCTTCCTTATCTGAATTAACCTGTTCGTGATGCTTATGAATTGTTGTATCACAATCAAATTTGTTATGTACTCCGTCTATATTAAGCTGGTTTATATATAGATCAACTAGATTTGAGCTATCTATAAAGTATGAGTGATACTTTTTGTCATAAACATAAACTGTTTTGTGAAGTGATATAAAGTTAATCACTTTTTCTAAACTAATTGAAAAAGACTCAGAGTGATTAATGCATAAACAATAACCTTTGTCTCCGTTATGGTAATATATTATAGAGACACCAGTTAACTTTGGATGATATCTACTATTGTTTGCTATTACTTGAACAAAGCAATCATCTACTGGAGATAATTCATTAAGTTGATTTTCTATTTCAATGATAAAATGCATAGTACAAAACTCTTATTTCTATAAAAATATAAAACTATTTCATTAAATAGCAATAATATTATTTAGTAGGTCTAGCAAATCTTGTGTAGTCTTCATTTATAAAGTCAAATATTCCTAAAAAGGTTTTATTCAGCTTTTCTACTTGATTTTTATTTACGTCTATTATCCCTGATCTAATATCATATTGAGATACTCTAGTTGTATTTAGTGGTCCTATTAATTTCCATACAAGTTGCGCAGTTAAATAAAACGATACATCATAGGTTACCGTACCATTTTTTATTTTTGCATGTTCTTCTGGAGATATCTCTGTTACGTACCCACTATCATTTATTCTTTTTACAAAGTATCTGTTTAAGTACCCTTTAGTATAGTCACTTTCAATTGGTTTTGGAAAATAAGATATTGGCTTTGTTTGAGATTGAAGT